GTCATGATGGATGAAAAACAAGTAAACAAAATTAAAAATCTTTTAGAGGAAAGCTCCAACAATGATTTTTTTGAGACAGAAGAATTTAACAAATTGTTTAATGCCCTCAAAGATCTGTTGAGTTATGAAATTTTGTGCAAAAATTGTTTGATAAATTGGGTTGATGGTGTGGAGTTGAGCTCATGTTTAATAGAAAATAAATGCCTATTAAAAATAAATAATGAAGTTGATTTGAAATTAAAATCTGAAGGAAAGTTTGATTTTGATGATTATGGAAATTTGTATCTTTCTTCAATGATTCTACACAGTATCAAAATTTATTTAGGTTTTGAAGAGAAAACCTCTGTTCAATCAGATTACTGTTGTTTTGAGCCAAATGTGAAAGAAGAGAGTCTTTATTTAAATAATCTAGGATGCATATACAATGTCCTTGAAAAAACAATGAGTAATAGGTCTTTTAATGATCCGAATTTCCAATACAACACAATTGATTGTTTGATTTCAACCTTCAACGACATCAAAAACAAATTTGAATGGTGTGAAACAAACCAAGTTGATGAAGGAAGCCATCAGAGCAACGTGTTGAAAATGCAAATAGCAGAAAGTTTGTTTGTTTTGAGACATGATATTTTTGGCCTAATGCTAACTGGTTTGATTAAAGACAATTTTTTAATTTACAATTCAGGTTTCAAGACAGATGTGAACATATATGGGTATGGAGGGAAGAGCCAGACTCCTGATTATATATACTTTAAAATCTCAGATTGGAGAAATTTTAATTTGTTCGAGTTTAGTGTCTCAAGCAGTGAGGAGAAAGCATTTTATCAAAAGGGAGGTCAAACTGTGGAGAAGTACAATTCATGGTCAATTGATGAAAAAAATATAACTATAAATCCAAACCTGGTTTATCTTAGCCCAAATGAGCAAACTACAAACATTTCAGAAGTGTGCAATTCATCCATTAATGTTGATGTTAACCTCAACCTGGTTGTGAAGTTTATGAGAAATGCCAAATTTCCTCCTTGTGTCTACAGCATTTTTTCAATGTTAAATTATGGCTTGGCCCCAATACCCTCAGAAGTAGAGGAAAGAGTTGAGTTAATTGAATCCCTTTTGATAGAAAATGAGTGTCTGAAGCCTGTTCAAAGGAAAGATTGTTTGAAGGAGATCATGAATGTTGACCAATCGGCATATAGACACATAACACAATCAATAGAGAGAATATCTAGAGATCTAGACAGGTTTGAGAAAAAGCTCGTCTGCATCGATATAACAAAAACCATAAAAGGTGTTTTACACTCTAGAGTAAGAGAAACTGATTTTGGAATTCCAGCTAATGTGCTTCACAAAGATTTGACAAAAAATTATTTAGGAAATGTTTTGCGTTATTCAACACTAAACACGAGGAGTATAATAAACACAATGAATTCAATCCCAGTTGAAATAGACCCGAAAAAAAAGTACAAAAAATCACTTGAAATTTCAAAACACACTTGTATGAATAGGAAGCAGGTGGATGAAGTTTTGATAAACACAGATAAGGTTTCAAAAAAATACCAAAAAGCTTTCCCTATTTTCAAACCAACAACAGGTTTTGAGAGAATTTGTGACATTAATGAGTTATCTGATACGAGGAACATTACAAAGCAGATAATGAATGGTAAATTTTTTATAGATGGTTGTCCAAATCCCAGAAATGTTTGTTTGAATGGGAAATTTGTTGCTGATGTTCTCATGTCTGATAATACTGTAAAGAGATCAATACATGAATTTGAAAGAGTAATAAAAAGGCTACATGAAGACAGACTTGTTGTTCACCATGTCAAACCAATCTCAGTTTATCCAATACCTTCCATTGATCTATTAAAAGCAGATTCTTCCAGTAGAGAGAATACAAATGATATCTCTTTTTTCTCTTCTTTTAAAACTTATGACTTCCCAGTTACCGATTTCATAATTGAAGCTGCTTGTAAAAATGAGTACAAAAATGATTTAGATGTTCCAAAAGAAATACAGGATAAAAGGAATTTGCTTAAAAAAAGCAATTTAATACTCTCTCAAAAAATTTCTGACATGAGAATGTTATATAAATTGGAAATAAATTGGGAAAAAACATTTGAGGTGAAACAATTCACAAGAGGAAAGCCAAATTTCTACAAATCATTGTCCGATTATTGTCAAACAAAAGAAATGCCATTGATGGTCCCATTAATTCTTGAATTAGGTGAACTAAGAAAAAAACAATCTCTCATAGATAAAGAAGTCATGAATTTTAAAATTTCAAAATCAAAGTCAAACACAATAATCATTTCAAAAAATTTGATTAAAGATCTAAATGAAAAAGAACACAAAAATTGGACTGAGCAGAAAAAAAGTCAAATGGGATTCAAACAAGGAATCGTGAATGATGTTTTAGAAAATTTGCCTTGGAAAGACTTGTTAATATTCCTTTGTGCTTATTTAAAGGAGGATGTGGAGTCAAAAAACTATGAAAATTTCCTGGACTCCATTTTTGAAGAAAATTCTTCTGAAGTAGGAAATTTGTTAGAAATATATAGGAAAGTATACAATTTATTGAAAAAGAAGAGACTTCACAAAGTTATGGCATTTATAGAGAATTTATCTAGAAACATTTTCCATTTTTCAAAAAACAATAGAAGAGGCAACATGTTCCAAATAACAAATCTGGGGTTCAAAAATGTGATTTTAATAGTAAGAGGTGGGAAAAAAATAACAAAAACTCAAATGTCTAGAGAATTCAAAATTATTTTCCCAGTTGATTCAGCTTTTGTGGATTTGACTGAAAAGTATGGGATTAAATCACACACAAAATTCAACTACTTAGGGATTGATTATTTCATGACTGGTTGGAGTGTCATGTCTTCAGAAGTTTTAACAGATGGTATGTCCATTGCACATAGGAACATGGCAATGTGCTTGAACACAGTTTACAACACATCAAGAGAAGGAGGACAGGAAATAGAGGAGGTCATTTCAAACAACAACACATGGTCAATTCAAAGCCTTTTCACACTTGTAAATGTTAGAAGACTTGAATCACTTTGCCACAACATGAGGTATTTGTTATGTATGCCACTATGTATTTGTGCAAATCTTGAGAAAATGATGCCTGAAATGGCAACTCTAACATCACACCCAATAATTGCAAGTGTTATCAAATGTATAAGTCATAATTACCAACTTTATTACAATAGTGTCAAAAACATATCACACGATCAAAACATGGGTGATTATATAAAAGAAAATGGATTCGTTAATTTTTTCACAGGAGAAATTTGCTATACAAAAACTGAACTTCTGACAATGATGTACACAACATTTGGCATGTCAACGGGAAATTACAACCAACTTTTAGAGCAAAGGAAAAATTTTGATGAAATGAAAGTTTTGATAAGTGAGTTTGTTCAAATTGGAGAAAAATCAGAAGAGCTTTTCAAGAACAAAAACATTGGAGACTTTTCTGATATATACCAAGCATCACTTGAAGCAAAAGATAAATTTTATTATAACCCATCTTATTGTTTCGATGTTGGGAAATTTACTGCAAATTATTTTGAAACAAACCAATCAAAGGATTTTGTTGAGAAAGCATGGCACGAAAGTTCAAATATACCATTCACACAATTGATAAACTCTTCTGGGATAAGGGGTGAGGTTGGACCTGAATTCTTTTCAAGAAAATCACCAGAAGTTTTTTCAAAATTTATAAAAAAACAAAAACTCTTTTTGGATGATGATGATGTGGTGGAATTCTTGGAATCTGAGAGTTTTTACGTTGTAATAAGAAAAAATATTCAAAAAAGAGATACAACATCATCTTTAGGGCTGTATTTTGAAACATTCTCAACAGATGATTTCATATTTCATGTGGTTGATAAAAAACAAAGAGGTGGAAATAGGCCCATCTTTAACATGGATTTTAAAACAAAAATGATTCAGGCTCCTATAGAAGAGTTCTTTAAAAGGATGTGTAAGGTTCTTCCAAATGAATATATAACAAAGCCTTCTTCAGACAGAGCGAGAGTTATACACAGCAGGGTTTTTCAAGTAGACCCAGAGCCAAATGAAAAATTGGTTTATATCCCTATAGATTGTTCCAAATGGGCCCCATGCTGGAATATTGGTGCTTGGTTAAGTTTCATTGCAGGGATGAAACATTATCTCCCCAGTCATTGTTATAAAACTATAATGTTTGCAATGAGCAAACTCATGGAAAAGAGAATATATGTAACACAGAGGATAATTAAAGTTATGATGACAAAAGATCAAGTTGAATTGCAAGGTATAGTTTTAACTGAACCTCAAAAAATTCTATTAAAACAAAGAGGGAGGGTTCTAGTGGAACAAGCTGAGCTAGACAGATTTTGGAGCAAAGATGAACAAGGAAATTACTACATAAATCAACCATTCTCTTTTATAATGGGAATCTTCAACTTTTTTTCATCATTTTTTCATGCAATGGTCCAGATATATGCCAGAAAAGAAATAATGGAAGTTGGGTCTGAGTTAGGACTTTTTGGTTTTGATATATCTACAGGTGCACACTCCGATGATGCAATGAATATTTACAACATAAAAAACAGGGAATGGGGGGCGACAATAGAGTTATCAAGAAGAATTTTAAAGTCAACACAATTTCACATGTTTCAAGCAAATTTGATAATGTCAGACAAAAAAACATTCTTGAGTGTTCATCTATTTGAATATTTGTCAATCTTTTATTTAGATAAAGAGTTTCTACCTTTAATAAACAAATTTTATTCATTTAAATTTGTCCCGACAGAACTGGGGTACCATCAGGATATAATGGAAGCAATAAGCAAAGGAATAGAGATATCACAAATGGGAGGGACTTACACACAATCTGCATTAGAGATTGAAATAATGTGCCATTACATCAGAAAGTTGTATAAAGTTGAAAAAAACGTTGAAATCCCGACTTGTCTTCTAGGAACCCCATCTTGTCACCCTTTAATGTATGTATTACACGGGCCCAGGGCTAATGATGTTAGGTTGTGGTGTGAAGATAAAAAAAGATTTGAGTATTTCATAAAGTTAATGTTGGCTTTAGGTTTCAAAACCAGTGATGAGAAGGGAATTTTAACTTATATCTACAAACCAAGGTACCAAGGGAGTGAGAAGTGGCTAGGCCAGCAAAAAGAATTAGAAGAACAATACTCAAAAACTTTAGAGATTTTAGACAAAAACAATGTCGATATAACAATGATAGACACCAAAATACCTCAACTTCATCTGTTGAAATTTTGCATGCAGCTAAGGCAAAGAAGTTTCAGGCTCTCTCTATCTGTTGAGTCAAAAGAAAGAAGATATTCAAGAATGTTCGATGATTTGAATAAGCCAACTATTGAAAGTAACATGGGTATGATAACATTCCATGAGATGAAATCTTTGATATCAACTCTTGTTGGGAAAAATCTTACAATAGAAGAAGATATAGTAAGAGATGGAGGTCTGAATGATTTGATAATTGAGTTGAACAAAATATTGGAAAAAATGACAATAGAATCTTTAACTTGGGTTCAGACTTATGAAGTTGTTTTCCAAAACATTGTTAACACATACAATTTATTAAAGCCAATTTTCAATGAAAAGATAAACGATGAAATAAAAAATGATTTAACTCAGAAACCTTGGCAAATAGAGATGTCCATGGAAACAATTGCTTATGAAATAAAAATAAATGTGGAGAATCTCCTAATATGGAGGAAACCAAACTTCAGGTGGTTGATATCTGATAACACAGATTTGACACAACGATGGAATTACATATCAAATTGGCTCAAATCAAAAGGTCTTGACCCAGAATCCTTCAGTGACCAACAACTCCGTGCAATCCTTTCTAGGTTCTTTAAGGACTGTAATATCATTTTTAAAGGATATGGTTATGTTTCTTCAGATTCAAGAAATTTGACTGACATAAGTCAAGTCCCCTGTATACTTAACTCAAATACAGTTCCTTTTAGAAAAATAGGGATATCTGAAAAACCTCTTGTTTGGGGGAAAGAACGCGATTCTTACCTTGCTGCAGCAGTTCAAATAATAAACATCTTACTAATTTCAAAAGGAGAAGTAAACAATTCAATA